TCATCATAAACATAGTCTTCAACTAAGCATTGCATAGATTCTAGTTTACCAGTAAATCTAAAGAAACCATTTTCTGACATCCAGTATGCAGCGCCATCTACCTCGATTGCAGCGTTCATTCCAATTAAACCACAGTTAGTTCCTACTTGTGAAAAGGCAAATACAAACGGAACTCCAACAAATCTCATAGTAAATGCAGCAGTATCAGTCCATACATAAGTTGCATCTCTACCTCTAACAGCTCCCATGATCCGTGATCCGTCAGCCAGTCTTTGTGAGCCGGCTGTATTGGTTGCTGTTATAGACCATGTATTAATGTCTTCTCTGTTAGACCATCTAATAAACATATCATCTTGAGTAGTAGATGTACCAATAGTTGTCTCAGTTCCAAAACATACTAAGTGTCTATCAGGTGTTGATACAATCATATCACGTGACGCGGTTGGCGCACCACTGATAATGGTTGCTCTATTTTGAGTAGCGTTTGCCGCATCTGCATCCCATTCAAATATAGGACCATTATGAATTAAAGCTATTAATTTTTTACCAAAACTATCTAAGCTCCATAAACCAGGATCAATTACATAGTCTCCACTAGCAGCCTCTCCCCATCCTACATAATCAGAACTATTAGTAACAGTATCTCCACCACTATGACTAGCAGCTGTGGTGTTTCTAACTCCTCTAGTAACACCAGTTAAAGTATTGGTAGATATACCTGTGTAAGAAATTTCTTCAGTTCCTATTTGAACATAGTTAGTTCCTGATGAAGGAAATTGAGATGCATCTGTTAAAGCTATAGTTGTGGTTACAGCATTAATACCAGCACTTAAAGTTGTAGTTGATTCCCCAGAAACAGTACCTCCGTATTGTCCTAAACTCCAACCATAACCTGGTAACTGAGTAGCTGGTCCTACAGGATAATAATGTTGAACTCTAATACCTCCAGAAGTAGTAGCACCACTTCCTGTTTCACTACTATCCATTGTAATGGTAATTGTGGTAGTTGTAGGCACTGTTGTTACCATAAATTTTCTATCATCAAAATTTGCAGCGCTATAATTAGAATTTGTGATAGCTGTAAAATTATCTAAATAAATAATATCTCCAGCACTTATGTTATGTGCTCCTGAAAATGTAATTGTTATTATAGGAGAACCATTAGTTGTACTAAAAGCATTAGTTAATGTATTAGTAGATTTAATAGGGTGAATGTCATAAAAGACACCTCCAGAATATACGTATAAAATTCTATTAGTTCCTATTGCTGAATATTTAAAACCAGAACTATTAACAAATTGATGTTGAGCTCTAGCAGATCCTGTAAGATAATTTTCCCCTAATTGATTCCAACCACCTATTTTTTCAGGTGTACCATATCTAAATCGTACATAATCTCCACCTGTCCATTGTCCTTCTGCTCCTGTAGGGGTAAGCTGTTTGTTGAACCCAGGTAAGATATCTAATTTTTGTAGCATATAACTCCATTATATTATGCCTTCCCAAATGATGGAAGACCTAACATTGGCCTTTTGTCGAACCTATTCTTTTCAGCAAAAGGACCATTTACATGGTTATAATGAAGAAATACTTGTCCGCAAGTAGTACCTTCAAAAGGTTCTCTCCAATGCTCTAATTCGCACCCACTATATACTAACATATCCCCAACATCAAGGAGAACTTTTGTGCCTTTGGGAGCATTGGGCTTATGTATCTGTTTATACTCATCTATGACCGTGTCAGCCCCCGTACCATCGATAAATATAGGCCATGGATCTCCTCCTAAATTAAGTGTGGTTGATATTTCACAGCTAGGTCTATCTTTATGCCTTTTTAATATATCCCCTTTTTTGTAAAGTCTAGCATAGGAATAAGTAGGTATTAAATCAAGCCCTGTTTCTTTTGCCATTACAGGCAGCATTTTAACCATTAAAGTGTCCATTACCATATCTCCATAATGGGCGTATGTGTTAGGAATTTGTGTATCTCCCCATGTACCAAGCATGCCTGTATCATATGTAATATTGTTATCATACATAAACTTAACGGCATCTCGTTTAAGCATAAAATAATTAAATATAAAATTTGATAATTCGTATGATGCAGCTTTTCTAATTATTTGATATTTTTGATTTTTAAACATTAAATCCTTTCTGTAAAAAATTAAAGGACACTGATATTCTTATATCATTACTCTCATTTGGTTCAACACAATGCCAAAGCCATGCTGGAAATATAATCATTCTACCTTCTAATGGATCAACTCTAACCTCTTTCCATAAATGTGGTGGTGGTTTGTCTTCTTTTCTGTGTGGCATAACCATATGTGCTGTTGATCTTGGATCATTAAATATTATCTGCCCAGAGTTTTTAGGTGCTTTGATATAGTACACTCCACTAAAATGACTGTTAGGATGCACGTGAGGTCTGTTATATCCGCCTGGTGGGTTTATATTAGCCCACATATTTCCCATTATTGGTTCTCTATCTAACCACTCTTCTTGAAATATTTCATTTTGCATTTTATATAATTCATCAACTAAAGGTTTAAAGACAGAAATCTCATGCATATTAGTATCACTATGCCAACCCTTCACATTAGTTCGTATTAAACCCTTGTCTTTATTGGCCCATGCCAAAACTTCTCTTTCAAAAAACCTGTTATCTAGGTTAACATCTTTAGCATATATAATTGTTGGAAAGTATGCAGCTTTAATCATTTAAATGGTGGACCTCCAAACCACATAACTAAAGATTTTCTGTTGCCGCGTATTACTGGTTTTACTCTATGTCTAATAAACGATGCAAAGAATATTGCGTGTCCTTGTTTTATTTTTGCAATCTTACCTTCAGCCATTAATTCTAAATCCCCTCCTTCAAACTCTGATTCAGGTGAAAGTAATAATGTCATGGATATTTTTCTAACAGGCGGTTCGTGTTGCATGTTAACATCATTATCTACATGCCAATCATAAAAACCACCTTCTGGGTATTCGGTATACTGTGCATACTCTGTTAATGTCATTCCATCAAAACCAAAATGATTACTGTTTGTAGTTTTCATAATACGTTCTATGTTTTTATACATGTCTGGCATTTTTTTAAATGGGATCCAACTAATATGTGATGTTCTAGTTTTAGTATCTATCTTTCCACCTTTAATACCTTTTTCACTTCCAACCGATGCATCTTGCTTAGGCTCGTTTCTTCCTGCATCAATAATCATTTGACATTGTTTAGGAGTAAATATTGGTGTAGTTGTTTCAACTATAAAAGATCGCCATCGTGGTTCTGTTATCATATTAATATCCGTATTCTACCCATCCCGTAATTATATATTTATCATTTGACAAAGGTGGGTTGCCTCTGTGAACGTGTGTAAACTGTGATGGCCAAATTAATAGTGTATTTTTTTTAGGTTTAAATCTACACTTTTGATATAAAAATTCTGTCTCCCCACCTTCAGTTACATCATTAAGATAAACCATAAAAGCTAGTATTCTATTTCTTGCTTTCATTTCAGCATTTTCACAATGCCAAGTATGGTAACCTTCCCCTACTTTAGTTTTTTGTATCTTAACTTCTAATATGTTGTGTGCATCTAATTTTTTTAAGTGTGAATATTTTTGAACATACAAAGGATAAACTTCTTTAAAAAATCCTTCTATAAAAGGTTTATTAACATATGTTAAAGAAACGTTTGTATCTCTTATAGTATTTATTGAATTATCAGATACTAGTATTTCATCTTCTCGTCTTGAATATACTGCACCTTGTTGTTCACATTTGTTAAAATAATTTACATAGTCATCTATTAATTTGTTTGGCATAAAGTTTTTAAATACCCCTATATGATTATCTATGTAGTATTGTTTATCCATTAAGCAGCCCCTCTATTTTTTATAGGGTCAAATTGTACATCACAATTTGCAGCTAGTGTTCTTCTTGTTTCATTTGTTCCATTAAAAGGATAAACGCANTGTCTCATATCATANGGAAATATATAAAAATCTCTAAGGTCCATGGGTGGTTGATAATCTATTTTAGCAAANTGTCCGTTAGCTGCACCTAATATTTGTANTCTACCATTCTGTTNAACTTGATCTGCTGAATACTCTTTACCAAAAGTAGANGGTAATTTTAAAATCATTACACTTGATAGACCAGTAAACAACATACCTCTATGTACATGCGCTGGATTATATTCATGTTGTTTCATTTCATTAACCCAAATAGAGTTAAGGTGTAAATCATACTCTCTTATCTTATTAAAAGCCAAGTAATGTTTAAACATTTCTAAAAAGTAATGTGTTATATTTCTTGGTAACATATTATGGTTTTTCATCTTTGTTTGATCAGCCCCATTATAAAACAATGAATGTTCCTTCTCAATCTTACCTACTAATTGTCCATTTGCAGGTGCAAGATTATGAAAGTTGGTTTCATAAATATGGTTAATAGAATAAAAAATATCTAATGGAACTTGATACTTTAAAATAGATTGACCTAAAAATACAAAATCAAACTTTGGGTTTTTCATGTTGGGTAATTTGTTCTTTCTCTTTATAACTACTTTCTAATTCACCAGATTTTTTAATTCTCTGTAGAGATTGTAATTGACCCATTACATTAAATATCTCAGACTCACTAGAGTTCTGATTTAATGTTTTTGCTTTTTCGTGATATTGTAAACCATAAGACTCTAACTGATGAATGTTGACATCTTTGTCATTAAATGATCCATCATTAAATTCACCTTTTAATTTAGACCACATTTTAATTTCTCTCATTCTATGTTTTGCAACTTTTTCCATAGAAGCTTTTGCAAATATAGATTCGTCTAAATCTATTTTATATTTAGTTGCTTTATATTCATCTTCTTCTTTTTCAACTTTACCTTCTAACCATTTAATTTTTGCTTCGTTTCTTCTATAATCAAATGACAAAGCCATGAGGTTATCTAAATAACTAGATTGTTCTCTTACACATTGCCAATATTTTGAAGCTTTAGTTGGGTATCTATTATCTTGTAATACAGAAAACCTTGCTTCTGTTTCTGTTCGAAACATTTGTTTCTTGGTCCATGTATCACGAAG